AGTTTAACTTACGAACAATCTGCGACAACTGCCCACAAACGCATTACTGCTGTATCAGCTGCATTGACGGTTTTAATGTCAATTGTATCAGCTGCTGCGTAGTACTTACCGTTTGATAAACCTAGCACAGTGTTTGGTGCTGCTTCTGTTAGTACCAAAGATGTTGAGAAAGAGCCGACAGCATTGCCAGCTACTCCATCTAAGTATCCATCAGGGTCAGTACCATCGCCAACATCTATAGTTAGCGTGCCACCTTCTGCTGTAGTTACATCAAGTCCAACTTCTAAAACCATAGTCTTAGCTGGAATGTGTAACGCCGTTAGAATGTCGCCGCCCGCTAAAGCTGTTAAGCTCGCTGCTGCACGGTCAGTAGTAATTGTTGCGAAGTTTAAAGTTACTTCTAGAACTCCAACTTTACTTACGCCTGAAGCAACGTGAGCTGCTACGCCTAAGTTATAGCCTGTTCCATCTGTATATGTAGCCATTTCAACCTCCTATTATACTGTAACCACGGACTGACACAACGCTTCGCCTTTAGTAACTTTATAGCCGTATACTTGTAGACCACGGATAATATTGCCGAATGTTGTTTCAGAACGTAGAGTTTCAAGATTAGTCATCTGCGATGCAAATGTAAATCCCATCTTATGCCCAGCGATAAGGTCAAACTCAGCACCTGTCTTCTTAAGATTATGACTGACATATACTGTAAATCTATCAATCATACCTAAGCGACCGTTACGTAGTGGAGATGAACCATCACCTGTTATAGATGCATCCTTAAGGTCAGAAGTCTTGATGTGAGCTCCCATCTTCGCTGGAATGACCAAGAAACGGTCACTCTCAGGAGAGTTAGCTTCATCAAGAACCAGACCCATGTTGATAATATGCTCGATAACATTAGTTTTAGTTAGAGCAACTGGAGTACCAGCTACACCTACATTAATATTACCTGAGATACGACCAGCAGTTGCGCCTTTATTAGCAGCAGCGATACCCGGAAGGATATCTGTTAGAACACGAGTGTCAATCTTGAGCTTCATACGCTCGGAAGCGTCTTTAGACCATTGGTCCATCATTTTTATATCTGACTGGACTCTATCAACGTCGTCTTCAACTGCCGCAAAATACTCACCTTTATCAATGAGTAGCTGCAACTTAGGTTTATCTGGGTTCTCGACCGTTAAGGTTTGCCCCTTAACATAATCGCGGACTGTCAACTCAGGTGTGGTACGGATATTAACCGTGTCACCGAAGTTTTTAATCTCGCCCTCGTAGTCAGTATTAGAAATTGCTGCCAACACCGTAGCGTCGTAGAAATTTTCAATAAGTTTGCCTGACCAAATCTCTGGGATAAAATTCCCAGTATATGCCGGTTTACCGGATGATACTGCAAATGCCATATGTTTCTCCTATATTATATTATGCAGTGACAATGCGACCATCTCGCTGTGCAGCGAAAATGTCGCGTTCTATTCTAGCACGTTCTTTATCCTGACCTTTATATTTCCCTTGCTTAACATCATTATAAAACTGTGAGATATCTGAAGGGGCATATATCTGGTCGCTAGTTGATGTAGGAATACCAGTGGATTTACCCTTACCTGGTGCAACCTGCTTCTCTAACTGGGATTGAGAATTTGCCTTCTCTTGTTGAGCTCGTGGCTTACCGTTATTTTCTCCCCAAGCTGAAAAAAAGTTAGCTACCCTTTGTACGTCAAAGTTGTTTTGTGCATCTTCTAAGTATGTTTGGCGACTAATCCCTGTCAATGGGTCGATACTAAGTAACCAGTTTTGAAAATCCGGGTCAACATTAATATCTCTCCAATTTGGGACATTAGACTCTAATTGAGACCAAAATGAGTGTTCAGTACTCTGATTTTGCTGCTGGGCTAACTGCTCTACGCGAGGTGCCACACCATCAAAATTAGATTGTAGTTTCTGAATAACTCCTTCTAACTGGGCTATGCGACTGTTAGATGCATTAGATTCTTCCTTAGATACGCGACGCATAACGTCAATCGAATCACCATAGTCTTCCATATCTTGTTCTGTTATTAGAACTTGGGGTTCCTCTAACTTCACTGGGATAGGTTCAGGTTTATTCGCCGCTGTACTAAGTAACTGTTCTAACTGACTAACTCTATCTGCTAATTCACGTTTACCTGCATGCAAACGAGGAATTTCTGCATTATACATTCCCTGTAGGGTCTTATATTTTTGTTCTAATGATTTATCATCTTGAGTGTCTGCTACCATTTGCTCTTCTGGTGCGGACTGAGCTGCTTGTTCATCAACACGGTCGACAGGTACTTCTGCAACTACAGCTTCTCCTTCAGCAGGTTGGGTTTCAAGACCCACCTCTGATTCAGTTCCCTTAACATCCTCGTTAAGGTCTGCATATAATTGTTGTACTGCCTCTGACTGTTTTCTAACTTGCTCTGGTATTGCCATGTTATCGCTCCTATATTGGTATGCGTAATAAAATACAGCTATCCTTTAGACTCTGCTGCTAAATCTGGGGACTTCTCAGCAAAATCTGAGAGTTCCTTTAAAATCTGACACCGTCCCTGAGCTAATGCCACATTCGTAGTTACGCTTGGTAACTGCCCTAGTTCATGTGACTGCCACCCTTTAATCCATTCTAATAGAACTGGATACTGGCGAACAGTCGCTCCTAGTGCATGAACAACCTCTGGTTCAGGTTTTATCATCCTGCACCTCCCGTTACACGGTTGCTCACTGTGTTTCCTTCACGTCCACCTTTGGGGGTTCCATCTGGTTGTGTTGGAGTCCCACCCTGCGGAGCTTGCTGCGGTGCAGCCATAGCTTGCTGGGCGTTCATACGCTCACTAAAACCAGATTTCTCCCGAGATGGAATGATATCATCCACAGGCATTTGCAAACCTTTAGCCACTTCGCGAAGAATCGCGGCACGGCCTTCTTTACCAACAATTTCCATGTCGATTTCATTGGCGGTTGCATTAAGAAATTCAATTCGGCGTACATTAACAGTCTCTTTAACTGCTAAGTTAATAGCGCCGCGGGCGATAATCTCAACATCGCCTTTAATACTTTCATCTGAGTCATATCGCATATTATAAACAAACTGTCTATGGACAATCTTCTTAATTACATCACTGTCAATATGCATGACTACTTGTCTAATTCCTTTACCAGCTGAACCCATAAGCATGGATAGCCCTGACGCTGTGCGTCCTGCCCCATGTACATTAAGGTCACCTGAAATATAAGATGGGATGCCTGAATGGTCATCAGCTAATGCACTGAACTTCTCATATACTTGCATCAATGTAGTTGCATTATCCTCTGGCTGTGTAAACCTTACAGCTGGAGCACTAGCTCCTAATGGGTCATTAGTTACTTGCCAGATTTTCCAAGGATGCATCTGAGTAATATCTTCATTTGGTGGTATACGCTCTAAGTTAACCTCTACTTGAGGTCCTGATGAGATACCCATATTATTAACTAAAGCTCGTGCAGCCGCATTACATATATTCTGTACATCTTCAATAACTTCAGGTATACCTTTACCCCAAAACGCGCCTGGACTTTTAATAAGGGATGTTTTAGCAAATGGCTTTTCTCCTAACGGGTCATAATTTAATACTGCTTTAACTATATAATTACCTATAATCCATATGCACGCTTCATACTCACGAGCCTCATCTGGTATTTCTTCTTCCTCTAACCCCCATTCACGTAGCATTTTGCCACTTATCTTGCCATGAAACTCTAAGGCATCAAAAATTTCTGTAGGTCGATTATGGCTTTGTGTTTTACGTTCAGCCTCTTCCTTTTCAAACTGGACTTCCTCGTTAACCCAGCTTGTTACACTTTCATCCTGTAGAATCTTACGTATAGCTTCTTCGTCATAATTAGGAACTCCAATCAGTTCAGACAACTCCATACGTGTTAATGGATGATGCTCAAATATATAACCATCATTAATATTTGTAATCCCTGGTTCAGGGTAAATTTTAAATGGGTCAACCCTTTCATACTCAGGAGCTAGCTCCTCACCCGCTTTCGCAATTGTCTCACCATTCTCTCCAGTTGTCCATTCTAAACGACGTTGACGTCGCACTACCGGTCCCTTGATGAATGCACATGGAAATGTTGAAAGGTCAGTGATAAAATCATCAAATGCTTCAGCCCATCCCCCGTGAGCAAACTGGTCACTAATCTTTACTTTCATCCTGTCAGCACGGTTCTGTGCATCCTGTAATATCTTGAAACGATAATCCTGTGTTACCATTTCCTTTAATCCTGCCATCTCGGCTTCAGTTGGAGCCTGACCTGCAGTCTCAACAATGCTCAACACACTGGCTGCAAACGCCTGCTCAATTTCGTCAGCCTGCGTTGGAGATAAATCAGGTAATGGAGTTGGACCTAAATCCCAAGGTGGAGTACCAGTGTCAAGTAAGATATCCCGTAACCAACTTTCAGCCGCACGACACTTAACTTCAGTAATCCCCATGAAGATTGTTGAGCCTCCCTGTGAATGAATAGCAGATAATTTATCAGGCTCATACTCGCCATTACGTTGCCGCATCCCTTTAAGCATAATACGCTCAATAGGCTTCTTAGCTTGCTTAGCAGCGTCCCAGCACTCTTTTAAATGAGCAGTTATCCCTAAAAATAAAGGCTCATTTTGTTTCTCTTCAAGAGAGCGTTTGTCCTCTTCGCGTTCCTGCTGAACCATAGTAGCATTGTCTAAAATTCTTAAGGGCATGATTTATTCATTTGGTTTCATTATTTGACATATTACACAAGTTACTTAGTATATGCAATCAATTTCTCCTTAAAAAGCCCCCCCAAGAGGTGACTCACCGGGGGGACTAGGTGCGCCTACGTGGAAAAGGAGAATAAAACCACACCCACCTGCATCATATCATGTCCACCCTATTGCCGCAACTTGTTTTATATCCCTTTTCTTATTTAAGTCAATCTCATAAGCAATGTTACCTATATGAAGCATCAGGTATTGCAATGCTTCTGCAACATGGGAATGCTTATTCTTATCAATTGAACCATTCGTCTTATGATAACGGTAGCCTCCCATCATTGCTGACTTAAGCCTAGTACACCTAGGGTCAACTAGAAATGCTGTATCTCCATCTACATGTCGCATCAAGTATTCATCTACTGCATTAATTCTTGCTGATATGCTATTAGTCTTTGCAGGTCTGACATTAAACCCTTCAGCTTTAATGATATCTACTGCTGAGCGCTCATCAGTCTGTGCACGCTGTATGCCAGCTGGGTCTACAATTATTGTTATGGGGCTGCCTGGAAATCTCTCATATAACAATGGCTTTAATACTGTCCTTGTAAATCTCTGTACACCCATGTCAAAACTGACAGCTTCGTCAAGTATGATTGCTCTACCTCTTGGGTCTTGCTGTCCGATAACTGCAGCAGGAGTTAACCCCAAATCCATTCCAACTACAATAGGCCTCACACCATTGACAATAGGATTAAGTCTTTCATGCGCCATATGGTAGTCAGGTCTAAAATATTTATATATGGGCATACCTGCGGAACTTAGCCCATACTCACCATCAATATAAACTCTTATATATTCTTCACTTCTACCCTTTGTATCATAATACCCATCGGGTAAGTTCTCAACATTCTCCCCATCAGGACTACGTCCAGACGGCTGTTTAAATACTTCCCACCCATTGTCATTCTCACTTACACCATCTACTGGGTCTAAATGCTCCATCTGATAATACCACCATGTGTCCATTGTCGGGGGGTTAGTATCTCCCCACATCCCATGCCATGTTGGACCTCCATCTTTACGCCCTGGAAAACGTCCCACACGCTTGGACATGGCATCAATAATTTTAGGGTGAATATCTCGGCACTCATTAAACCATGCAAATGTAAGTTCCAGTGAGTTGAGGTTCGCTACGTCATCTGCATCATCCAGTGCTCGGAACATTACCTCACACTCAACATCCCCCAATTTCATATAGTATGTTTTAGTTGTACGCATGTACCGCCCACAGCGCCCCGGCGGAAACCAATCTAAAAATGTTTTAATCGTTGTATCTGCTAGCTGACGTGCTGTCTCACGCACCACAGCTGCTCTTGTTTTTCTAATCCCGTCCTTGTTTGGTTTCTGCATCGTCGCCCTTCTGACAATTTCAAACGAACATGCAACTGACTTACCACTACCAACTGGTCCCATCAATGCTCTCATAGATGCATCACTTAACATAAACTCTCGTGTGGTCTTATGTGGTGTGTAATCTACATCAGTGCTGGACTGCGCCATTTCTATACTCCTCTGTATACATATGTACTGTACTCTCTCCACAATAAGAGCATACTTCACTATTAGCTAAAAGCACTCCACAATTAGGGCATGCTCCAATTATATCAACACAATCAACATCATCTATTTCATGCTGATGTGGCTCAAGTGGTAAATTATTTGGTCGTGTCATATCAACTTCTTGTAATAACATAACAATTATTTGGCTTGGTTTACGCTTAGTTTGCTTTAAAATTCTAACGCGAAAACTAATATCAGCATCAACTAAGTCATTTGCAAACTCATGGTAAAGGCGAGTAGTGGTAAACCGAGCAGCCGGCAAATCTTCAAATGAAGAATCAAATGTGCTAAGAAGCGTCGATAAGTTCGGCATCGATTCCGTTGTCTGGTTCATGTTCTATCACCTGTGTCATTTGGTGAGCAGTCTCACCAAGATTAATTGTAATTGTAAACCTACCATCTGCATCCGCTTCCATCCCTTCTTTCTTAGGCTCAAGATTTCCCCACTTTACAGTGGACTTAATCAAGTCTGCTTTAACCGCCGGAGATACTTCCGGTGAATGGATTAATTGCCATGATGTAACTAAAAGCTCCTCCGCCTGCGCCCGCGCCTTAAGGCGAAAGGTCACACCTTTTTCTCTTATCTCATCACGATATATTTCAACCTTCTTTCTAAAGATAGGGTCTTCATTAAATGCCAGCATATCATTTGGCGTAATGGCATGGCGCTCAATAACTTCATCTAAAGTCTCCCCACTTTTCTCGAGGAGTAAGGCTATATCAAAAGCTAGCCTATCAGACCATTTCGTGTGTCGTAAAGGTAGTCTATCCATATTTCTCCTAGTTTGCTAATGGATTATCTAACGCTCTTTGTAACTTTTTATTCAATCTAGTTTCAAGTTCTGAAAGCTTTCTGTCTACATCAGTTCTAATTGTATCAGCTTTTTGTTCATAATCGTTCTGTAATGCATCTCGTTTGTTTTCAAACCTACCTTCTGCGATATCAATCATATCTCTAACATCACCTTCTAGCTCTGCAATTTCATCTTCTACTTCGTCAATTATTTTCTCTTGCCTAGTTAAATCTTCACGCATAGAAGCTTTTAAATCTTTAATCGTTTGATAATGTTCGTCGTTAATCTCTTTAATCATCCCTATTTCTTCTTTGAATAGGTCAATCTCTTTAGATACAAATGTCATATGAGTATCTACAATAGCAAACTTTTCTTCTATTAATGATATACGCTTATCAAAGCCTGACAAGTCAGGTGTGACAAACTTAGCAATCTTTGCTTCCATGGCAAGATAACGTTGATACACCTCGAAGCCGCCCCATAGGCCACCTACGATAGTTCCTATCAACGGGATGATAAGTAACAATTTACTGCCACCTACTTTAATCCCCTTGTACTCTACTTCTGCCATAGTTTTCTCCATATTGTATATCAACTAGCTTATTATGCAATATCTCATTTGCTAGTCCATTTCTTAACCCACGTTGGTTTTCTGGAACTTTCATATTTATGTAAATATCCCTACCTGCATAGAAAATCCCGTCAACCATAGCTGAATTATAACTGTTAAATCCAAGATTAAAGTTCAAAAGTGCAATAATAAAGCTCTGAAGCTCTGCTTGTTCAGCTAAAGAAGCAGCCTCGCCCATTTCTTTTGCTAGGGAATTTAACTTAGCAGTTATGATTTCTCGCATCTTTTTCTCTTTAGCTTTTTTCTTTTGGGCGGGGGTAGGTTCTTTAACTTCTGCTTCGGCAACCAGTTCTTCTTCGGGCTCTTCCTCAGATTCAGCCGTCATAGTTTCCTCCTCTTCAGCTTCTTCCTCAGGTTCTTCTTCCAACTCTTCATTACTCTCCTCATCTGCAGCCCCCTCACTCTCTTCTTCT